GTCCCGCTGCTAGCCGTCCTGGCGATCGCCGGCTGCTCCAGCTCGTCGACCTCGACAGCCAAGGCCAAGACGTCCGTCCCCGCCACCACGAGCGGCACCGAAACCCTGACCGCAGTCACAACCGGAGCCCCGGCGGCAGCGAACCTCAACAGCAGCAGCAACGCCCCCCTGACCTTCCCGCACGGCATCTGGACCGGGCCGGTAGCCGTCACCGTCACGCCGTTCACCCTTCCCGGAAGCGGCGGCAGCGACGGGAACGCCGCGGCGACGGTCACCCTGGACACCCCGGCCGGGAACGTCACGGTGCACCACAGCGCGAACCAGGCGCCGGGAGCGAGCAACACCAACGCGCCGCCGCCCGCTACCTGGAGCCTGGCCGGGAAGACGTGCTGGTTCACCACCACGTTCAGCAAGGGGACCGTGCAGTTCCTGTCCGGGACCGGCAAGTTCAAGGGGGCCACAAGCCCGGCGCCCGGTACCTACCTCGTCACCGCTCAGGGGTACGCGCCGCTGAAGTCCGGGCAGACGAAATGCGGGTTCAACACGACCGGCCCGGTCGAGGACAACGGCGCGCAGATCAAGTTCGTGGCCGCCTTCCCGCTTAAAGTTCTTGCGACCAGCTCCGAGGATGCCGCGTTCGTCGGGCATCTCCGGCCTTAGCGCCGGGGTCAGTTGAGCGACGTCCACACGCTCCGCCACCACACTGGCGTACCCGGCGCCACGTTGCTCACGGTAGCCGCGAACGGTGCGAAGACCGGGCCGTACTGATACACCCGCACCGACAAGATTGGATGATCCATCTCGCGGCAGAGGCAGCGGGTACGGCACCGGTCACATAGGCCGAGCAGGCACGCAGGGCACATGCGCTCGTCAGCCCTCCTCCCCCTTGGTAAGTGCTGCCGTAGCCGAAGCCAGGAATGAGTCCCGCAGCACCGACGCAGCCGTCTTCCCCTGTGCGCGCCATCTCGGCCTTGAGGATGTCATGCTCGCCAGGGGAAAGGCGGATGGCCGCGAGCTTGCGGCGCTGCCGGGTCTCGCTGTGCTTGCGCTTAGCCGCCATCGGGCACCTTCCCCAACTCGCGGGCGATGGCCTCGCGGACCTTAGCCGGGTCGAGGTTCCACATGTACGGCTGGAGCCGGTGGATGCTCGTGAACCCGTTCTGGCGCGCGGCGGTGCAGTCAAGGCAACTACAGATGGTCGTGCCGGTCACCTTCGCGCTGTCCGTCAGTTCCAGCACCTTGTCTACGGCAGCGAGGAGAAGGGGGATGTCCACGGCGGCTGAATCGGAGAGGCGGGCGAGCAGCGCCGCTCCGGTAACGCCGTTGCGGTAGCCGCGTTCCCGGATCTGGTCCAGGGCGGAGGTCAGGTCGTCAGACATCGTAAGCCTCTCCGAGGTAGGCGCACGCGACGGCGAGCGCGTAAGCGGTCCGGCCGCCGCGCAGGTAGACCCCACCGCGCCCGGGCGCGTTGACTGCCTCGTTCTCCAGCCAGCCAGCGACGGCCAGGGCCACGCCGGGATGCATGGAGGCAACGTACTGGGCGCGCACGGTCAGCCCGGATGAAGCGATCACGTCGAGGCCGTCATGCGTGGTCACATCGTGAACTGCCGGGTACCACGGCGGAGGCGGCACTAGTGCGGCGCGGTCCCGCATGAGCTTGGCGGCCCGGCGCATCCCCTCGGCCGGGTTCTCGGTTGTGCGACTCATCGTCTATTCCTCTCCCGCCTCAGGGGCGGATGTCCCGTTCTTGCGCCGGTCGATCTCGGCACCCATCGCCTCGTACTCGGCTCGCAAATGCGGGCGCTCCGGATCGTTCTGGCCTGCGGATACAAGCAGGATCTGCCCCAGGTGATCCCGGGCGGCGAGCAGGTAGCCAAGGTCCCAGCCGCTGAAATCGGGCGGCGCGGCGCTCACGTCGCCACTCCCGGCTGATACCCCTGCTCGTATGCACCCTCACTGTCAGCGTCGCGGCATTCCTCCGAGCACCAGATGCGGTCCAGGGGGTCATTGCCGACCGTAACGGGAGTTCCGGTGACGGGCTCGTCGCAGCAGCAGAGCGGGACGAGGCGCCACCGGCCGCCCTCACGCCACAGCCGGTCACGGGAGTCAGCCATGAAGTACCGGACGGTCCCGTCAGCGAACCGGGCACGGGCCGAATACTCGCCTGCCCCGGTGATGGTGGCGGGCAGGATCTGGCCGCCGTCGAGCGGACTGCCGTCGTCGTCGTGCTCGACTGCGGCTACGTCCTGGTGGATGCGGAAGGTCACTGTCCGTCCTCCGGTCCGTCATCCCACCAGCGGGGAGTGACGATCGCATGCAGCTTCTCGTCGCCGCCGAGCATCCAGTCGATGATCTCGGCGAGGTGGTACTCGCAAGCCTCGGCGCGCGGGTGGTCCATGTCCGGGAGCGCGGCGACGGGGGAGGCGTGGTCGCTTCGCTCTACCGCGAACCAGGACATTCCCTCGCAGGGCTCGGGAGGGTCGAACTGCTGGGGCACCCATTCGCAGGTGACGGCAGGATCTCGGTGCAGGACCTCGGTCATGGTGCCCACCGGCCCGATCCCTCGGCCAGCAGCCAACCCGCCAAGCATTCGCAACCCCTGGCGGTGCAGCCGAACCCGTCGTCGTGGGCGGATGGCGGATGCTGACAAGTGCAGGCGTCCGCCTCGAACTCGACCTGATCCGGTCTCATATCAGCACCTTCCACAAAACACGTCGCGCTCGGCCTTGTGCTCGCCGCGCTCGTGGGACTGGATTCTCTCGACATACTCCAGCGCCGACCCGTTCGCGGTAGCTTCACGAGCAGCGGTCAGCGTGCCGTGCCAGTTGCCCTCAATGCCGGTCGGGACATGGACCACCGACCACGGCGTGCCTGTGTCCTCAATCCGCTCGTACTTCCATACGCCGTCGCGGGACTTGGCCGACCAGTTCTCGAGCCTGCCGCTGCGGAACGACGGGAAGCGGGCCGTGACGTCGACCGGCGTAAGGATGCGTCGGGGCTTGCGGGTCGCTACGGTCATGAGATCCCCCCGGCCCCGGTCGTGACAGTCCGCGTCACGGCGGGCAGGGAACCCCGTTCGGCGGGTGTCTCGCGCGAGTGACCCCACAAGAACAGGCCCCCGATCAGGGCGGCGACGAGGAGGACCATGACCCAGAACAAGCCGAGGGCGGCTCTCGACGGGCGGGGCATCCCGGGCTCGCGGTAGATGCCGGCGTAGTGCCCGTCGAAGATCCGGCGGGGGCGGCGCGGCGGCAGGGGCTCCGGCCGGGTCATGACGTGCCGTCTTCCCGGTCCATCCATGCCATCATCTGGTCCAGGGCCTCGACCCGCCCGTAAGCCCGTTCCGATGACCAGTCGTGACCCAGCTCGGCCTGGTCCGCGGCGATCTCGTCCTGGGCGGCGCGCTCTTGCGCGATCTCGGCGCGGAGAGCGGCCCAGCACTGGCCGGGAGTCAGCGGCCCGGGTGCGGTCATGGCCTGCGCTCTGGTGACCCGTACGGCGTACTCAGCACCATCCCGGACCACCAGGAGGCCGTGGCCGTCTGCCATCTCGATAGCCTCGCCGGCGGCGCTGGAGTCCGGGCCGCAGTCGGCGATGTGGCGGTTGTAGCCGCGCGCAAGGATGCGGGCGACAGTCTCGGTCTCGGGGTTCGTGGTCATCATTCTCCTTCGGCCAGCGTGAACACCAGCGCCGGGTGCAGCTCGCGATGGAACTCGCCGGTCAGCTTCTCCCACTCGTCCGGGCCGTACCGGCGCGAGTAGAACACCACGTCGTCGTCGCTGGGCTCGTCCCCGCCGCCGGCGCGGAAGGCGAACATGCCGTCACCCATCCGGTTCAAGGCAAGGTTCAGGACTCCGGTCATCCGCCAGTAGCGGCTTAGCCCGTCCTGGTAGACCGGATACTCGCCGGGTTCCACGAAGACAGAGGCGGGAACGTAGCGCCCGTCGTCCGGCGCGTACGGGTCGAGGTTGTAGACCCGCGGGCGGGTGATCTGGACGGTGCCGATCTGCTGCCTGCTCATTCGCTTGCTCTCCTTCGCTGCCTGTCTTGGATCTTCCAGTGACCGCCACCCGATCGAACGGGTGCACGCGCTTTCCTTCGCGGCCGGGTGGTGCTTGTGTCAGGACGAGCAGGACAGGATGCCTGCGTCGTCGTTTATGTAGACGGTGGCCTTCTCGATGGCGGTAGCGGCGCTGGTGAAGTCGCCGTTAGCCGCCTCGTTTCCCGATGCCATCGTCCACGCCATCGCCAGCCCGTAGTCAAGCTTCCGGGTGCTGCCGACAGGCGGGGGATTGACCGACGCCGTTTCCGCGTCGGCGGCCATCTGGGCGCCGTCAGCTTCGGCGCTGGCAGCATCGCCGGCACTGGCGTCGGTGCTCAGGGCGCTGGCGTCTGCCTCGACGGCCTGAAGGGCGGTGTACCCGTCGCCGGCGCACCAGGTGTCCATGGCGGTGACCACGGGAGCGGCAGGAGCAGCAGCGGGAATGGCCGCGGCGGGGGCTGAGGATGACGTGGCGGGCCGGGGAGATGCGGTCTTGTGCCCGGAGGCGGCTCCGGCGATCGAGGCGACTGCGATCACGGCGGTGAGAGCACCCCCGGTGATGAGCAGGACGCGGCGGACGCGGTGCTTCGGAGGGTCCGGCTGGGTGTCTGGTGCCTGGGGGTCAAGCGTGGCGGTGGTCATGATGTCCTTTGCGATGGGGGGGCTGAGTTGCGGTTGCGGTGCGGGCCATGCGCGGGGCCAGGTCCGGGGGATTCCTTCAGCGGTTCGCCGCTGCGGCTGATCCCGGGTCCGGGTTGTCCTGGCCCCGCGCCCGCTGTCTCCGTGTTTCCCCGCCGCGCGGACCCGGCTTGGGGCGGTGAAGGTTCAGTGGCCATGGCCGCTGCCCTACGTCCCTGACTATATGCCAAGACCCATTGGCCTGTCAAGACCGTTCGGCACATGATACTGTGCCTATATGGATGAAGGGACTCTTCGCCAGCGAGCGAAGGCAGACAAGCGGGCCGCCGCGCAGCGGGAGTCCGTACGCGACGCCCTGATCGACGCCATCTGGGAAGCGGCCGACGAGCACATGCCGCAAGTCAGGATCGTCGCTGCGGTCGGCCTCACCCGCGAGCGGATCAGGCAGCTCTGCGATGCGGACTACCGGGAGCGGGCCATGAAACGGCGCGGGAATCGGGGGCAGGAATAATGCCCGAGCGCTACCAGATCCGGCCCATCGTCTCCTGGACTGACCCGGTAACCGCTGACCGGCAGAGCAGCGGCGTGTTCCGCGCCACATGGGAGAACACCCTAGCCCTCCTCGAAGACGAAGCCGAGCGCCTCGACGTCCGGGGACCGATCGTCATGCAGATCGATGTCAGTCAGCCCGACATTCGCGCCGACGGCATGCTGAGAGCCCGCGCCAGGGTCGGCGCCTTCCCCGGTGTTGCCGTGTCGTTCACGTCCCGGTTCGGGCCGCTACGCTACGCCACCGACGCCTACGAGCAGCGATGGGCCGGTTCACTGCCCGGGTGGCAGGCCAACGTCCGCGCGATCGCCCTGGCCCTGGAAGCCCTCCGCGCGGTCGACCGGTACGGCGTCACCAAGCGCGGCGAGCAGTACCAGGGATGGACCGCCCTGCCCGCCGCGCGGGCGCAGAGCAGCCGGTGGTTCACCGACGCCGGCGACGCGCTCGCGTGGATGAAACGCTGCGCCGGAGGCGAGGCCACCGAAGATCCGAAGGCCCTGTATAAGCTGCTCGGCCGCAAGATGCACCCGGACATGCCCGACGGAAACACGGACCTGTGGGAACGGCTCGACGCCGCCGCGACGATCCTGGGCGTGAGGAACGGTGATGGCTGACGCCCTCATCACGCTGATCGCCCTGGCCGCCGTCGCCGCCTACCTGACCGCCGGGTGGCGGATCGCGGTGAGGATGCTGCCGAGAGCATGGGCCGTCGCGCGGCGGAACTGGCCATTCCGCGAGGACCCGGCGGGCGTCGTCCGGACAAACGTCAAGGCGATGACCTTCGGCATGGCCGTCGGGTGGCCCGTGTACCTGACCGTGATCGCCGTATCGAGGCGCCTGGGTGCCGTGGTTGACGGCGGAGACCCGAAGGCTCTTGCCGCGCGGATCGCGGAACTGGAGACGCTGAACGAGGAACTGCGGCGCCAGGCGGGGAACGACCCTACCGCCACGATCTGACATTCCCGCGCCTGCCGTGCTCCGGGTGCTGCTGCGTGTCGTCCTCTGGCGCGAAGCCGTCGACACTCCACGGCGCGGATTCCGGCGTTTCCCGGTCGTATGCCCCGCCGTTGGCACCGCGCATACGCCGGCGCATCCGGGCGTCCTCGGACTGGCCGATGTCGTTGAGCTCGATAGCACCGGCCCACGGGCGCGCGTTCGCCACATGCTCGCCGAGGTGCGGAACATAGGCCATGACTACGGCGTCACCGTCGTCCGGAGACCGGCCGAGACGCTTGCGGATGTCGTCCTTGCTTTCCACCTGGATCTTCCCGCTTGAGGTGACCGACCAGTGCGGCGCCGACAAGTCACCTAGGAGCATCTCGTCATCCGGCAGGCAGTAGTCAGGGTCGCCGGAAGGGTCCAGATTCTGCCTCATGGTCCACCAGGCTTCGCTTCGCTTGTTGACGTAGTGAAACTCTCTTGTGCTGTCGACGGCCCGCGACGCGCGGGACGCGTTGAACGCCAGGACCCGGGCGCCCATCTCACGGAGCCGGTCGACGACACCCGCGCCAATGCCGATCACGTCGACCACGGCTGTACAGGAGCTGTCGGCATCCAGGATGGCCTTGGTGCGCCCGGTCGTAACCATCGTGTCTTCCTTCACCGACCGGCGCAGCTCGGTGATGACCGGGCCGCAGCGGAGCGCATAAACCGTACGGTCCGCGCCTGTGCGCGCTACATCCACGCCGACCGTACGGGGCAGGAAGTCGCGGCCGGATGACGGGCGGCCAGCCTCATCCCAGGCGTGCCACCGCGCCACCGCCGCTTCCGCCCAGGCCAGCGGGATAACGGAGTCCTCGTCGTCAGCCCAGAACTCGCCCGCGACCCTGTTTCGGTAGATCGCCGACTGCTCACCCCACTGGCGGGCCCGCTGATCCGCCCACTCTGCGGTGACGCGGCCTGCCGTGATGGCATCCTCGAGCGTGACGTGGACGGGGTGCCAGTCCTCGTAGCCGGGCTTGCGCGTGCAGATGTCGTAGAACCGGCCCGCTGGCTGGCCGGGGGTCGACAGCGCCAGGGCGAACGCCTCGGTGCCGCCTTCGCCTGACCCGGAGAACGCGCCCTCGCAGGCGTCGAACGTCGGCGCCGGGATCGCCTTCGCCTCATCGAAGACGAACATCAGCGAGTCGGCGTGGGCACCCTCGATCAGCGCCGCGTTCGCCGAGGCGGCCGCGAAAGCAGCGCCGTGGTTCAGCTTCAGGTTGATGTTCTGCAACTCGTGCGCGCGGGAGAACGGGCGTCCGTCCCGCACCTTGTCCCAACGGAGTTTCCCAGCCCACTTGTGTATTTCCGGCCAGGTATACGAACTCAACTGATGCCAAGACCCGGCGGTCGTTACTACTTTCCAGTCCACCCCGGCGGCATCGCGGGTCAGGGCGAACCACAGGACCGCTATCGCCGCCTGGCTGGATTTCCCCAATCCATGCGGCCCTCGTACCGCCTCGCGTTTCCGCTCGGGCAGCGCGGCCAGGATTTCCTCCTGGTAGAACGTCAGTCCGTCGCCGTCGCCCCAGTTGATGCAGTCATGCGCGAACCCAACCGGGTCGTCGTAGTACCGCGCCACCCCGGCCTTGATCTTCGCGGCGCGCTTCTGCAGCTCCCGCAGGTACCGGAGCCGCTCAAGCGGCGCCTCAACCCGAAGGGTCGTTGCGGGCAAGTTCCGCCTCCAGGGCGGCGATGTGAGCCTCGATTGTCTCCGGGGTGACAACCTCGATGCGGGACCTGGCCGGGGCCGCGTACCCGATGATGTGCTCCCGGCGGCTGATCAGCCGCTCGATCCGGTCGATAGCGGCGAGAAGCGGGCCGTCGTCCAGGACTTCCTCGTACAGGGGGATGCGGTTGCCCTTGTCGTCCAGCCGCTCGAAGCCCTCGTCGTCCGTCTCGTACTCGCCTGTCCTGCGGCGGACCACCTGCCCGTTTGAGTAGGCGACGTGGGCGCGTTCCATCACATCCCACGCTTTGGCGATGAGCCGGTCGATTCGCTCCAGGTCCAGGCGCCGGGCGTCTGCGGCTTCGTCCGTGGGCAGTGCGGCGAACGCCCGCATGATGCCGTCGTGGGCGTGACCGCGGGACGCGTAGCCGAGCTCGTCGGCGATCTGCTGGAGGCTGCGGCCCGTGACCCGCATGCCGGCGGCCTCGAAGTCCCGCGCCGCCGACTCGATGCTGGACACGAACCGGCCGTTGCCGCCCCTGTTTGTTCGCTTGGTCATGGCGTTCGCCCGGTCATGGCCGGCCTGACGCGGCCTGGAGGCGACCGCGTATCCCATCGGCCAGCTCCGACGCCTCAGCACCCGGCTGGAGGTCCGCGAGACGCGCGATATCCGCTTCCATCGCGTCGAAGTCAGCGCCGAGCGAGACAGTGGCGGCGTGGGAGTCGCTCGAGAACAGCGCCGCGAGACCCGCCGTGAGAGCGGCACCCTCAGTCGCGGCGTTGCAGTAGTACGAGATCACCGAGACCCACAGGACCGTAGCGGACAAGCGGGCGAACTCGGTGATGAAGCCGCCGCCGACGCCGAGCTCGTACAGGCCGATGAACGCCATGCAGGCGAGCCAGGCCAGGCAGCGGGCGCCGGCGAAGATGGTCAGCCACAGTGCCGTCCTGCGCTGGCGGGATATCGCCGTGTGGGACATTACGCCGAGGTGCGCGCGGTGGTGGATTCTGGTCCGCGGGGCTTTCAGTACCCGGTATCGCCGTTCGGGGGTCAGCAGGACTCCGCTGGCCGTCCCGGGCAGCTGCTGGTCCTGTACCTTCGGGGGCGGCGTGGCCGGGGTGACGTGGGCGCGCTCCCGGGCTTCCTGCTCACGGATGACCTGCAGCCGGATGGCGGTGATCTCGGCGCGGATCAGGCGCAGCTCGGTGGCTGCGTCCGCGCTGAGTTCGGCTCCCGTCATGGACGGGTCGCCGGGATGCTGGTCACACAAGCAATTATGTACGGGCACGGAGCGTAACGGGGTATTAGAGCGCGCCGCTCACCGCATTGCCTGCGTTCCGTGCTCTTGTATCCATGCCCACGATGCGAGCGCTTCCTGACGGGGGGTCTGCCCGGTGTCGTGGTGATGGTGACCTTCCAGGCAGGAAACCGTCCCGACCACCTCACGGAGCGCGCACTCCTTGTGGACGTGGATGACCGACACCGATCCGTCAGCGCGGCCGAGCGGCATTGCCTTACCGTTATCGCCGGCCGCCTCGTCGAACGTCTCATTGCAGTACAGGCACTTCTCGCCGGCAGGGAAGAGCTTGCGCATCTCCTCGAGCAGCCGCCCGTCCTCGGCGTAACAGATTCCTGACGGCCACGCGGGCCCGAACCAGCCGAACGCGTTGCGGCGGACCTCGATCGGCATCGCGTCGTACTCTGTGCGCGGGATCTCAGCCACCATCACTCCCCTCGTCGCTGCCGCTTTTGCGTTTCAGCCGCCACCACGAACCAGGCGGGTACAGCCGGGAACGGAAGCCGGGGAACCATAGCCTCTGGCCTCGCCGCGGCTTCCACATCCGCTTCCTGACCTTCACGCGCCACCCATCGGCGGCGAGAGGTCGATGAAGTCCGCGTCCATCAGATTGGCGTCCAGGCTCGCTGTCGGCGTCCAGGAGAAAAGCGGGCAGTCGTCATTGCCGCAAAAAGCCTCCGCGCCGAGCGCCATCCTGGGGGGCTGGCGGCACTGAGGGCAGTCCGGCGTGAGTATCTCAGCCATCAGCGGTCACCGTATCCGGGCCCGGCACGTCGGTCACCGGCCGGGAGGGCGCGCGGTCCGCCCACGCGGTAGGCAGCGGCCCGCCCGAGGACAGCAGGGCGTCGAGATCGGTAACCGCGTCTACCAGGTCCGTCGCGGACATCCACTCGGCGCTCGTGCCCGGCTTGGCGTTAGCCCACCGGGCGAGCGCGTTCCGTGTCCTGGCCAGCAGATCATCGGCGCTGTCAGCCATCAGCCCATTACTCCCTCTGCGATCACGTCGCCGCCGCCGACCCGCCGACCGGCATTCAGCCGCCACCAGCGCCCGTCTCCCGCCACGATGGCGATCGGCACGCCGAACAGCTGCGTGATCTGATGGCCGATACCCGCGTCGTCCTCGCCGGGATAGTCCGGTGTCAGCAGGCGGGATATCGCCAGGGAGACCTGCCAGCCGCATTGCAGCGAGGTGCCGTCCGGCTCGAGGTCGTGCTCGGCCCGGTTCCGCATCAGGACCGTGATCTTGAGAGCGTCGGCTTCCTCCTCGCTCCAGCCGGGGCACGGGACAGCCTCCGCCCAGGTGTGCGGGAAGAACTCGTGCGGGCCGTGCGCGCCCGGTGACTGGTCGGTGCTATACACCGCACCCCGGCACGCTGGGCTACGCAGGCGCATCGCTGGCCCCCAGCCGACCGCTCTTGACGACCTGGCCGTTCTCGCGCAGCTCCCAGCCGCCAGAGCCGAGCTCAAGCTTGATGATGATCGCGGCCGAGCCGAACAGGGGCGTACCTACTCGCAGCGAGGGAGAGGGCCGGTACTCCCCGAAGGTCTGACGGTCCGAGGCTTCATGCAGCGCCCGGAGCACGTCAGGGTGACACCAGAGCTCGTACTGTTTCGGGATCGGCGGCTGGCCTTCCATCAGGTCCGTCAGCCAGCCGTCGAGGTCGGGGATTTCAGCCATCGCCGGCCTCCGCCGTCGGGAAGTCGACGACGCTCGCATCCATCAGGTTCTCGTCCAGGGTTTTCGTCGGCGTCCAGCAGATCAGCGTGCACCCGTCCTCGTTGCCGCAGAACGCCTGGGTGCCGCCGCCGAACACCATCGCCGGGGGGTGTCCGCACATCGGGCAGTCGGGTGTCAGGATCTCAGCCACCGGCGCCTCCTAGCATTTCCCGGATCGCGGGATCGGCGATCTCCTGGATCAGCCCGGGCTCGTTCAGTAGCCGCTCAACCGTGAGCGGCCGGTGCTGCCCGATCTCCGCAGGCTCGCGGACCACCTCACCCGCCACTACCGGCCGGTAGTCCTCACCCCCGGCGTCATGGACCGGGCGGACATGCACGGTGATCTCACGCTGCGCGGCCTCGGCGGAGTCGCGGTCGGAGAACGGCACGGTGATCTCCGCAGTGGTGGTGAACGCGAACGGCACCCCGCTGTGCGTCCCCCGGAGCTGGACGTCGAACGGGTGACCGAAGCGGATCACCACCTCATGTGCGGTCACGCCTTCCTCCGGTAAGCGGCCAGGTTACAGTGGATACCCCAGTAACTGACGTGCCGGGGCGCGTAGCTGATCTCGTCCCACTCGGCTTCCAGCAGCCGGAAGAACTCATCGTCAGCGGTGCAGCCGCCTTCGCCTTCACCCGCGTAGACGAGCAGGTCACCGGCGTAGCAGGACAGCGCCTGAGCGGCCCACGAGTCGTCATAGCTTGGCCAGCACAGGAACAGGGCCCGGTCCGGGTGGTGCTTCACCGCGGTGTGGTCCTCGTGGAGGATGGTCGTCCACTCGCGGCGCGCGAACCCGTTCTCGCCGGGAAGGTTCGGCTCGTACGCGACGACGGGGATGCGCGCCTGCTCGAGCTGCCACGCCCAGTAGCCGGTGCCCGCGCCTACCTCGACGACGCTCTTGCCGGCGAGGACTTCCCCCAGCCA